AGGTCGAGGAGGATGAGGATGATGCCGATGAGGATGAGGAGGATGCCGAGGAGGAGGATGAGGATGTCGAGGAGGAGGATGAGGATGTCGAGGAGGCCGAGCAGGTCGAGGAGGAGGATGAGGGTGAGGAGACCGATGAGGATGATGATGAGGAGGAGGATGAGGAGACCGAGGAGGCCGAGGATGACGACGATGACAAGGAGGACGACGTTGATGTTGATTTAACTGTTCAAGAAATAATGAATGACCCTGTGAAATGCTACTTAAACCCTAATAGGCCTTGTGCAAGCACGTCTAGAGCAAAGAACCGTTATACGCATCGAGAATTGGTTTCGATTGCTTTATCATGCGGTATTTTTGGTGCATCAAGGTACACCATCAAAGACTTGTGCCGTTTGTTGGCAAATGAAAGAGGTCGAGGCAATCCTTATTTGGCTAAACGAGGCTTTCTGGTGCCAAGCTTGTTTCAAGAAAATTTGGTTAAACTTGAAGTGCAGTTGAGTGCTGTGTTGACCGATCCGTACAACTGGCCTTTGTTGCAAGAAACCCTGGCTGACCTTTTGCCATTACCTAGGGAGTTTTATTTTATTGAAACGGTTGGGAAGATATCAAAATATCTCTACCCAGCCACTTTGGCCCAAACTCTTCGTGACAAGAGCTCAGAAATTTTAAAGGTTCTTAACTTAACTACGCAGCTACAACCTCAACCCGAGGTTACTGATAGTTTTCTTCGCCACAGTCAGTGTCAAGTGGCATATAGAATTGTGGCGTATGAGTACATGGTTCGGGGTCGCAACGAGAGCTCGAAGTGGGACGAGGTTTGCCCCAAGGTGTCCACCATCATTGATACTTACTTGGTTCCTTTTTGTTCACAGGGAGCGTGCCAAGTTCCGAGTTCGTAGATGCAACTGAGCTATCCGAGTACTCCCCACCATGTCCCGATGTATCAGAGTCCACAAACAAGATATCGGTTTCTGGGATATCTTGCAATTTGGTAAAAGCGGTATTCTTGCCATCAATGAGGTTCTCCAAGGCGTAACATTGTTCTTGGATGGCTTTGATGGACTTGTGCCACTGAATTTCCAATAAATCCAATTGTCTGTGAATGCCGTATAATTGAGCCAAGACTTGACGTTTGTTTTCGATGGACATGATTAAAAAAAAGATGGATGAACTTGTTGAATGGGTTTTGAGCAAATTTTCTACTACACATGATTTTGGTCTTAAAGACTTTTTCGAACGATCCACCAAATTTTTGGACTGTGAAGCAAATTATCGAATGCGGAAATTAATTTGGGATTTACAAATCAAGTTTATAGAACAGGTACCTTCTCAACCAATTCAACTACCTTATCGTTCCTTTGGTAAAGGGGTGACTAATACTGCATATCTTTTGGAAAATGGCCACATCGTCAAGACATCTCAACGCAAAGGACGTAAAACTGTTCTGTCAGAAGGGATTTTGCAAACGATGTTGCATTACCCAGATTACTTAAAGGATTACTACAAGCGTTTGGGTCGATTCATGCAATGTCTAAACAGCGATCCTCCAAGGCACTGTAAAGAATACCCAATTCCAGAGGTTTATCGCATATTTTGGTACAAAGAACGAGTCTTTCTGGAATATGAATTTACACCAGAGATGCTGATGGAGGCCGGCCTCACTAATGCTGCTAAAATTGATGTAATCCTCCAGATTTGTGTGCATTTAATGATTCTTCAAGAGAGTGCTGGGTTTATGCACCGCGATTTTCATCCTCAAAACGTGGCCGTGCGTAAGCGCCCAATCCCCAGACAAATTAGGTACATGTTTGAATCTCGCGAAATTGTGACAACCAGTTATTATCAAATATATTTTATTGATCTTGAAACGGCATGTGTAAACTTTAGTGAAGTTAAGTTAATTGGTACTAACTTACGCTCACCAAATGCATTTGTCAACACATGTCAAAACCGCAGTTTTGATATGCAGGTCTTCCTTTCTTGGTCGTATTTACTCGGGTTTCTGCCGAAAATGTCAAGGTCACATAATGGACTTAAACCTGCATATTCAGACCATATCCAACGTATCTCCAGATACGCCGTCACTGCCTTGAACATGTCAGGATGCTTTGGAGAGAATAAGGACAAAAAAGACAGCGCCTCAGAGACGAAAGGTATACGGTCCAAACTAAAACAACTCTTTCAGCAAAGAAAACTAAGGCAACTTAGGCAATTGGACAATTTAATAGAGCCAGTGCCCCTCAGAGAATGTATTCGAGAGCTGGCAAACGTACAGCGCTCGTACCTTAACATTGCTAACCTTCCATACCTTTATCCCAATAACATTCTTTATGCCCTCATGTTTGAAGATTATCGCTTAGATATTTACAGGCCTTGGCCGCTCTTCCCTGAAGTGCCTGCTGATTGTGATGTTCAAGAGTGAGGCGCACAATACTCGGCACGCCAAGAAAACGGTTGTCCCCATGTGAGGTTAGGGATTTGTGTGGGACAAGCTCCCGGTATCAAGAGATAAGGGGTACATGAGAAATTTTTGAGGTCTGTGCGCGCTGCGGATTCCTGAAGGACCCATGCCTTGGCAGCCCGATGACCTGGTGAGACAGGGCAAACACCCAAAACTGGTGGTAACGTTTTGGGGGGTTGGCAGTCTGGATCAAAGCTTCTATAGTATGTACAAACATCTTGATAGGGCGCAGAACAAGGGGTATGAGCGATCCCAGAAGGCGGTGTTTGGAGTTTTGCGGGTCTAAATGGTAAAGAAATCATCTTTGTTTAATAAAATGGTTGCCAAAATTCCATGGGTTGTCATTACCACAAGCATTTTGCTTTTTGGCCTTTACTTTATTTTCCGCAAGTTCCGGCCAAAATGTGATAACCGTAAACCTTGGCTGATTTATTAATATTGGAAATAATTAAACAAACTTAGAAAATCCTAGAATGTCAAATACTCCCAATACTGAACAAGGGTAAATCAAACCCAAGCCCTCGAAAGGGCGCTGTCTACACAAGATGTAAGGACAAGAAGGATCAATGAAAGGATTAAGAACTCCACTGACCCGTACATGTTCTCGTAAGGGTCACTAGGTTCATTAACAAGTGCAGGATATGGGCATGCACAAGAGAGTTAACCAAGTTCAGTTGGGTATTCTGCGGTCATCTACGGACTCCTTGGATATTATCTAGTTCGCGGAAAGGTTCAACCCGTGCTCTTGGTTGCCCTAGCGGTTGCCATCCTTGCAGATGTAGGGTCAAAGCAAGTAGCTTGGTTAGAACATCTTTTAGGGTTATTCCTGGGTATTTCCGCCGGACTTGTGGCGCGCTTCGGACTCGGACTTTCCCCTGTGCCTTTTCACAAAATTTCGCGCCCTGATGGCTCAACGGATGCTTGACCCAGAATCTGACGATTATTTCTTCACTTATTACCATTTTTCTACAAACCGCCAGTCAAACCTCATAATTCGCTTATTATCTGGGGTCTACCCATTTCAATTGCATACTGGAGCGCGATTTGTGGACTTTCCTTTGGAAGATTCATTCATGGAGTTTAGACACTTACCCATGGATTTTTTGGGTAGTGTTAGGGAGCTACTTGGGGGACACTTGCGTGTAACTTTGCGCCGCCCTATGTGTACGTACTTGGAGGAGCTTTTACCCTTTATTCAAGCGGCGCAAGAGAGCATCGGCTACCAAGATGCGGGATGTGAAATTGTTGGATCTTTGCTGATACATGAACGCTTACCCTGAAATACACTGAGAATCATAATAACCAATCCCAGGAAAAATAAAATCCATGATATTGTTGACATTTTTTTTGTTTTTAGCGCTTTAATTAGTTATGTTATTGGCAATAATGTCCGATACATTATCCATGTGATTTATTGCATCCTTTGACCGAACCTGAGGCTCTTGATGGATTTCTTGATTGGTACACAAGAGACATGTTTTTATTTGCTTAACAAATATAAGGGGACACGTAAGAATAACAACGTTGACAATACTGTTGTTGAGTTTGTTCCGAACAGTTGAGACCCCGGCACTCCCTCCAGGGGCGCGCGTCTCGTCGTCTCCGCTGCTCATGATAGTGGCAGTCACGACATAGGCCAGCTTGAGGAGGACATAGAACACCACACCCTTGACAAGGTGTTAAGAAGCAGTCACGGCAAAGCCGGCGCCGCGAAGGGCGACCACATCCTTCACAGGGGCTTGGAGGAATGTAACAGCGCTGACAGAAACGACGCGGGCACGGGTGGCCACATTTGACACAGGGGCTTAAACTGTCTTGGTAACATCGACGACATAGGCGACGAGGACATAGCTTTTGACATACTTGGCAAGGCGTTAAAGAGCTTTTGTAACAAGGCTGGCACCGCTTTCGTTCCGAACGTGCCCCACAATCCACGCAATGTCGTTCTCTTGAATTTGATCGAGTGTTTGGAGGTGTTCTAGGCGCTTTCTGCTGGACCTCGGACTCCTTAGGTAGCTCGGTCCCCTTGGTCTCCCTGGTCTCCCGTGGGGGCTCGGTCCCTTTGGTCCCATCGGCCCCCTTGGTCTCCTTTGTCTCCTTGGTCTCCCTGATCTCCTGTGGGGGCTCGGTCCCCTTGATCTCCTTGGTCTCCTTGGTCTCCTGCGGGGGCTGGGTCTCCTTTTGACTCATGATGCTTTGTTTGTGGCAATGATTTTTGAGCATATTTTTGCATAAAAGAAACGAATGCTCGACATGCTTGAGCTGCAGAACAGCGTTGGTTGGGTGAATAAACCAGGCATTTCTGAAGTATATCTGTAAATTCGGTGGGGGTTCCAACAATTCGTAGTGGTTTTCTAGGCCATTTGGGAAAAGATGGACTAAAATGAATCATATTTAGATGTTCGGGTGTACCCAGGGCGCTGAAAATAGCAAAGACCTGTCCAATTTCACAATTGGATCTAAACATGGGAACGCCTTTGGTTAACATTTCACCAACAACACATGCAGCTGCCCATATGTCAACCTTCTCATCATAATTGTATTCGTTGAGCAAAGCTTCAGGAGATCGATACCATAATGTAGATGCTTCGATATCGTGGTTCTTACGTCGATTCGTTGCGAGACCAAAATCCCCCAGCACTAATCGGTCATTTTTCAAGAAAATGTTACTAGGTTTGATGTCTCTGTGAATGATCCCTTTGGAATGGCATTCATGGACGGCTCGAAAGAGTTGATATGCCAAACGAATCACCATGTGTAGTGGCACAGATTTCTTGTTCATCAAGAATTGTTGCAGATTACAAGTATATAAAGGAAATACTATGTAAATTAAGTTCCGCATGCAAAATCCCTCAATCAACCTGACGATATGTGGTGAAGATACCCTGGAAAGGAGTTTGTACTCTGAGCGCGCAATTTTGGACTCATCATCAACCTGAACCTTAATAGCAACCAATCTTCCAGTCCGCAAATCTTGGGCAGCGTAGACCTTACCATACTCTCCTTGTGCTAGCTTTTGGTATAACCAATATTTACTATTGATAGCCCTCCGGATTCGGACTTGGGTAATCATTTTTTTTTTGTGTAGTGCGCCAAAAAAATATGATGATGCAAGGCTTTTTGTACGTACATGTTTTTCGGTAATTACTGATTAAAAACAATGTCTCATCAATTTCAAGAATGTCGTGACTTAAGGGTGCGTAAGATATCAGCATGTGAAGCTAGGTTTGCTGACTTAAAAGTAAGGTCATTGAATGACGAAAATGGTGAACCATTTATTCGTTTTCGAGTTGATGCTGGTCAGGTTGGTGAACCACCAACTTCATCAGTAACTATGTTCAATGATACAATCCTCCGTTTTGAAAGTGATACCCTAGATATTACTGTGAGAGAAGGAAGTACCATTGTCGATATTGAATATACAGGACCCACAGGTGGAACCGCGGGTCAAAGTATGTACAGTGGTGCGGGGGTTCCACCAGCTGCTTTAGGTCAAAATGGAGATACTTACTTAGATCAGTTAAATGGAGATTTGTATCAAAAAGTTGGTGGTGTTTGGGTCCCAACAGGTACATCGTTACTTGGACCAACTGGATCCACAGGAGCAACTGGGCGTAGCATGCTCAGTGGTTCAGGGGTTCCGCTACCAGCTTTGGGACAAGATGGTGATACTTACTTAGACCAGTTAACTGGAAACCTGTACCAAAAAGTGGCTGGTATGTGGGTGTCAACTGGTTCATCACTCCTAGGACCAACAGGTGCAACTGGGGTCACTGGTAATGATGGTACAACAGGAGGCACTGGTCCCACAGGAGCTACTGGAGCCACTGGACAGACCGGAAGTACTGGAGCCACTGGACAGACCGGAGCTACCGGAGCCAAGGGGGAAACTGGAGATAAAGGCCCAACTGGCGAAACAGGTGATGCTGTTACCGGAGCCACTGGAGCCACCGGAGCCACCGGTGAGACTGGGGGTACTGGAGCTACCGGACCTACTGGGGAGACCGGTGATGATGGTCCAACTGGGGCCACTGGGGCCACTGGTGCTACTGGTGCTACCGGTACCACCGGCGAAACCGGGGTTACTGGAGAGACTGGACCCACTGGTGCCACCGGCGCCACCGGCGAAACCGGGGTTACTGGAGAGACTGGACCCACTGGTGCCACCGGCGCCACCGGCGAAACCGGGGTTACTGGAGAGACCGGACCCACTGGTGCTACTGGTGCAACCGGCGAAACCGGGGTTACTGGAGAGACCGGATCCACTGGTGCTACTGGTGCAACTGGCGAAACCGGGGTTACTGGAGAGACCGGATCAACTGGTGCCACTGGCGCCACCGGCGAAACCGGGGTTACTGGAGAGACCGGACCCACTGGTGCCACTGGTGCCCCCGGTGCCACCGGCGAAACCGGGGTTACTGGAGAGACCGGATCAACTGGTGCCACTGGTGCTACTGGTGCCACCGGCGAAACCGGGGTTACTGGAGAGACCGGATCAACTGGTGCCACCGGCGAAACCGGGGTTACTGGAGAGACCGGACCCACTGGTGCCACTGGTGCCACCGGCGAAACCGGGGAACAGGGATCGACTGGAGCTACTGGGGCCACCGGCGAAACCGGGGAACAGGGATCGACTGGAGCTACTGGGGCCACCGGCGAAACCGGCGAAACCGGGGAACAGGGATCGACTGGAGCTACTGGGGCCACCGGCGAAACCGGGGAACAGGGATCGACTGGAGCTACTGGGGCCACCGGCGAAACCGGCGAAACCGGCGAAACCGGGGAACAGGGATCGACTGGAGCTACTGGGGCCACCGGAATCACAGGCGAGACTGGGGTTACCGGACCCACTGGACCCACTGGTGTAACTGGAGATACCGGTGCGGATGGGCCCACTGGAGCAACCGGAGCTACTAGAGATACCGGGGCTGCGGGTAACACAGGTGCCACAGGTTCAGACGGTCCGACCGGCCCAGCTGGTCCAACTGGAGATCTTGGAGATCTATCCGATGTCACTATTACGGGCGCAACCGGAGGAGAATTCTTGGCATATGATCCTATTACTATGAATTGGATTAATTCAGCATTATCATTGAATAATGTGGGGTATTATCGATTTGATTCTAATCATGCTCACAATATTTTACCAAACCTTTCTGGAGGAGCTAGTCTAAATAATAACTGGCCTGATACAGATGGCGAAAATACTTGGATCACAATTAGTTCTGATGGTTCAACGCCAATAGCTGGGACATTGTATGTTGTGAATAAGGATAGCGTGACTCATCCCGTTAGTGTTTACAGGGTCATTGATGGAACCCCACCCACATTAGATACTACAAATTTAATTACCTCTGGAGGAACTATAGCAGCAAGTTTCCAAGGTTTCCAAGCAATTGTGTTTACACCAGATACAAGTGGTGTCCAAAATATTATGTTCACAAGCGATGATAATCAAGTGTTTGTATACACTTTATTAAGTACTTAAAAACTAAAAGGCATATGGAATCATTTACCCTTCGAAAATCCTTTCAAATAAGCACAGGTGATGACACCCCGACAACCCTGGGTACCCTTGATTTCTCAGATAGCCGTTGGATATACGTCCGTGTTGAAATATGCGCGGAAGGAAAAGCGACTGTGCAAGCATTTACCGAATGGCGAACAATCTATGAATGTAAGAATGGTACTTTATCAAAGTCTGGTGTTGAACAAAAAATAGTGACGGGAACTCCGGGTACATCAAGTACCGCAATGATCTTGTCTGGAAACACACTCACAATCCAAGTTACTGGCGTGGCCGCCGAGAATGTGGTGTGGTGTGCGTTTATCCAAGGGCAAGAACAAATACCCACACAATTTGCACAATAGTTCCAAAATGCCCCAAATGGCTTGCGCTTTTTGAATGAAAGAACATGGCTTTTTTATAATAAAATTCATGTTTAAATCTAAGAATATTGAACGAAGTCGCGGGCTGCCGCCGCGAAAAAAAAAATTTTGGTACACATTTTCGAAATTTTTTGAAAACCCCCATATACCATCAAAAATCATTTAGGGCACTTTAGTCCATGGACCAGATTTAGGATTTTAGGGCATTACGGTTGTGTTTAAATCTTAGGATGTTAAATGAGTGTGCAAGTTCATAAGTTTGTAGAGTTGGTACACATTTTATTGATTGACTGAAGGTTAAATGGACCGTCTTATACAATATGTGGGTCAGCATTACCGCCAAGAGCTTCCCATTCTCACCAGGGCGGTAAGCCCGTACGTGTCGCGTAACATACCATCTATATTTCTGGAAGATTACTTAGCGCGCCTCAGTCATCTTTTGAGTCCATCATGTTTCCTTGCTAGCGTTATATACTTGGAGCGTATGCGACATCTAGTACCAATGTTACCCCATACAACACACCGGCTAGTCCTCGCGGTGTGCACATTGGCCGGTGAGTACTTGGAAGATGATTTCCTAAGACAAGGTACCTTCAAGCTCATGGCGCATTTGGGCGGCGTTTCCGTAACCGAGTTGTCTCGGTTGCGCCTCCATACGTTCCAATTGCTGGATTATAACGTTTTTCTTGGTGCCACAGAACGAAAGGCCATCAATGCAGTTCTTAAAGCCAGTGAGGCTCCCAGCAGCAGTCTACGAGATTCAGCATCTCCTCGACTGGGCGTGGGGGATCAGAAATGTCACGAGTCCATCTCCCAAACCAGTGGTGCTTCGGCGGTGGCATCTACATGAAGTAAACTTTGAGGATTACGTAGTGACTCCATTTTTGGACGGTATTCCGGTGCAGCTCGTATTTGGCAAGTTTCAGTTTTGCGGCTCAAAACCATTCTGTGTTTTGGTTAACTCTATAGGGGAGATCTATCAGTTAGAGGTGTATGGTCCTGGTGACCTGTTTAGAGGTTCTGTATTTGACGCTCAAATCTGTGATGGGTTCGTTTACGTGATGGATGTGCTCTGTAGCAAAGGGGAGAAGCTGGGTGATCAACGATTCGACCAAAGATACTTGGAGGTTCAGACTTTATTTGTAACTCACCGCCCAGAACAAAAAGAAGTGCTGGGAGGTTTAGATCTAGCGCGGCGTAACTTTGTGGCGTCCGCGGACCCTTCCCTGAAACTCAGAGCCAAATCATGGACGCGATTTACAAACTTGGGATCTATTGTGAGGCGTCAGGAAGCTGCCAAGGGCTATCTCTTCCTTCCCACAAGTGATCCCGTTAGAGCCAACCAACATACCACGTACTTCATCCTTCACCTTGAAGCACCAAGTGTTAACGTTCAAGCGCACCAAGGAAGCCTGTATTGTGTCGGTCATGACCACAAGTTGGGACGAGTACCGGGCGCTCCAGGTAATGTCCAAATGGAAGATGGGATTTACCAAATCGCCCTGCCATCCTTCCATCCTCAAAGAGCACGGCCAGACATCTTAAGGCCCGATCATGTGCGGCATGTCACACAATGTCAGCAAGTGCTACAAGACACTGTTTCTCTGGGTGAAATCCTAAATTTTAGAGCCCCTGAAAGTGCCTTGTGAATAAAATTTTTAGTCACTCTTAAAAAAACCCAATTTCATGTACGAAATCAAAGTGTATCAATCATCCAAAATATCAGGGACTCGTCTCAAGTATTATGAAATCAAGTTGCCCAAAATGACTCCATGCACAAATCAACTAAAAAATACTTGGAAAATACTGTGGAAAACCTTTTTAATCAAAAAAGTAATTCGAACCAAAGCATCTCTAAAGAAAAAACTGTTACATAGAATTGATGTGACCCCAAATAATATATCAGCCGTTTTCTCGGAACTATTCGATAAACGGAGGGTTTTTACGTATTGTTTATTTCCACAGAAATTGGTGATTGTTGACACGGGAAGTCAAAACTACTGGCATGATTTATATTCAAAACATGCTGGTTTTTGCAGTGTAAAAGCATGTGTGGCGGGTGAAATGCGGTTTTCTGGAAATATTCCCATATTCGATCTTAGCTCCGGTACATTCCGTCCGACCAAAAAACATATCGAAAATATGCGAAAACGTTTACCAAAATTGAAAATAAAGATAAAAACTCGCCGTTAACCCCTGAAAGTTCCTCTTTTTGTGCTGATTTAACAAAATAATAAATGAATAAGCTTCACGGAAAGTTATTTACAATTGTTCTCAATTATGTACAAAAGAACAAGGATCCAAAGAAGCCTGGACTAACTGATAAAGAATTGCTGACAATTCTTCAAGGTTTGGACACAGGTGACGATTTTACGGATTTTAGATCTCTACATGCATCCATTAACAATGATTCTTTTACATCTACGCGTGTATCCAAAAAAAAGCTTGAAAAAGCCATTCTCATTTTAGTTGCACAATCCACGAATATGTTCACTATCTGACATAATGGTTTGGTCTTAAACCACAAGCTTGTCGTGCTCTCTGAGCATTTTTGGCTGCAGCACAGCTTGGAGCCATCCCACACGGTGTGAATACCTTTACAGCGGTGGGGACCCCACCTGGCATGTAGAAGCTGCGGCCTTGTGCATAAGGGCTAGGGTTCACCATGAGGTTGGCGGCGTTCGCGCTGCAAGCTGTGAGGCAAGTGTTATCGATGACTGCTTGACCATCAACATTCAGCCTGGCAGGCTGCCCAGCAAATTGTGCGGCCCAAGCAGCATGTGGGTTTGCAATATTCATTACTTTGGTACAAGGGCCAGGGGCACCCACGGTAACGTTCTGAGATGGCGTGAGAATCATTTGAGGCTTTGGTGCTCTCCCTGTCTGGTAGAGGCGCCAAGATGAGCCGGGGGCGTAGTTGAAATTGACTGACATAAGGTTCGTTTTTAACTTAGGGTAACCCAAAAAAAGTTTGCTTGAAAAGATGGGTGTTGTCATTTTCGTGGAGAAAATGATAAAAAAACCGTGATGATCACCCCAACTTGCAAGAAGACAAAGTTCGAATTGAGCCGCATATGCCGCCTTCGAAAATGGAAAGGCTTCAGTAAATTTAATAAATCGCGATTGCTCACGTATGTTAAATTGAGAAGCAGAACCGAGTGTAGAGCAGCCCAAAGGCTTCAAAAATGGTGGAAGCGACACCTTTCACCGGTGAACACCAAGGACATTTTTACTTTAGAACCGCTATTGCCCCGGACACCTAAATTTATAGTTAGGAGTGGTGATGGTGGACACACCCACCAGTTTCCCTTGCAAACTTTGTGCAAGTACATGTTTGACTCGGGTAAATTTATTAATCCTCTGACGCGCAAGCCGCTTTCCCCGGTAACTCTTAAACGCCTACAACGTGCGTATTTTTATCACTACCCCAAAGACCGCAGTCTTCTTTACCGTTGCCGCAGTCGCCGCCTAACAGAAACGTCAGATATTGTAGCGATTGCTAGTAGTTTGGCGAAAGAAAAACGAGACGAATCAGAGCGCAATGACAGTATGGATATGTTGGAAGAAGAGGGTCTTGAGATATTTCAAACCTGCTTGGCAAACCTAGGCAACCCCGTGGTGATTCACGAGCTAATATTACCTGACCTCACCAACATTTTTGTTAGCATGTTTTCAATGCACCCAGAAAGATCTGTAAAATTTATTAAGTCGTTACATATCAAGGTAGCCCAGGAGCTACATAAACCTCAGTCGTTTGATATACACAATGTATTGGTAGACTTGGAAATGTGGCTTCGTCAACATGCCCACATCCAACAGCGGCGAATGAGACTTTCCTGAAGTTGTCACATAATGTATAAAAAACAATAAAAGAACAAAGACTCATGAGCAAATGTGGTAATCTTGATCATGTTAGAACTGAAGTCATCCATGCTTCAGAGTTTCCACGACGGGATCCGGGTCCCAGTGCATATCAAGGACTTAAAGGCGGGGCCCCGCCTGCGCCGCCTGCACCCACCGGAGCCCCAGTTACTGCCCCCTTGAATCCAGCGCCTGCGCTAAATCCCAATGGAGCCCCGGCCGCGCCCATGATAGGCCCTGTGGTGCCTCTTCGAAGGCCATCGAGTCCTCAACCCACCCTCGGAAGTAACCAATGTGCGCTTCTGGAATCATTCTGGGGGGTCATGAGTGGGCAAATCATCTCCTACTTTACCAAACTCCTGAAGGGCATATACGCCAGCTTTCAAATTAGTCTCTTCAAAGACGAGCTTCAACTCAGGGAATTTATAGAGACACCTCTTCAAGAGCATTATCGCTACAAGGTTGACAAGTGGCTAGCCAGTGGCCGATGTGCTCCTAGCATTTCCACCACTGTAGATAATCAGTTTGTTGATAATTTTATTAGAGATCCAGTAACTCGTAAACCGCGCCTAGAAATGGATGCTGCTAGTGCGGCTCTGGTGCGGCATTTTGAAATTGAAGAGCACATTTTAATGCAAGTTAAACTCAGAGCCATGTTGGATGCTTTTAAGACAGGTGTGCAGAGACTTATTCAGGCGTGTCGGGAAGCTGTGCGTAAATTCGAAAACGCGCTCCCAGCTATTGCTTCCCGCATCAAAAGTGACCCTCAGTGGCGCGAATGCAAGTCAGTTAAAGATCAAGCCTCCAAATTGGTTATGGACAATCTCAAGTCTCGAATTGGTCTAGACAAAATTCAACAGGTGACCCCAGCGTTCCTGGGAGATATTGGGCTGGACTACAATTCCTTGATGGAAGCGGGACCTGGTTTAGTAAGACAGTTGATCTCCGACACAGCTCAAGCAGAACTGCCCAGATTAACTCCAGAAGTTTGTGGGAACATTAGCCAATTTGAGGCCACTTTTAGACTTTTCCAAGGCGCGCTTCAAGAAATCCAAGACGCCAAAGAACAAGAGACAGCTGAGGTTCAAAAGAAGCTCGGTGATACACAGATGATGCTGGAACCCCACCTGCATAATCTGGTACAATGGAAAGCCGAGTGGTCTCCTGGAGTGAAAAATGGGCAAGTTCTAACGGCTCTTAGGAAAATGAAAGCAGCCGCCGATTACAAAGCTTATGCTACTGGTGATGATTTATTAAGAAATTTTGTCTCTCGCATTATCTTATAAGCGTCCATCTTCTCTTTCCCCACTCTATGTAGGGTTGCGCTTGACAAGTCATGTTCAAGGGTATTCGGGTACCCAAATCCCCACGATTCGCCTGATATTTCATTCGAAGTGGACTTAGGCGGTGGGGTCCAGCAAATACAATGTAAAATCTGAACGGACCTTGCATACCTTCTGATTTATTAATATTGGAAATAATTAAACAAACTTAGAAAAACCTAGAATGTCAAATACTCCCAATACTGAACAAGGGTAAATCAAACCCAAGCCCTCGAAAGGGCGCTGCAGTTAGAAGC